TTGGTCGTGCGGTTGCGGCTGGTGATTTGGAGCAAATAGGTGAGATTTTTGGTCCGGCAGGTCAAACGAGTGACTTGAGCGCTGCGGTTGTGCAGTCATCTTTGGGCGCGGATATTTTATTCCTAAAGGCAAAGAGTAACCCGCGTCTCAATCAGATCCTGATGGATTTTAACATAGACCCAAGCAACGCGGACGCGGCGCCTCTGCCCATAATTGACGCTGCGCTGGATAAGGCGGTCAATCAGAATGTTATAGACCCACGCGATGCGAATGCCTTGCTTGCGCGCTTTGCCGAGCGTGATCAAACGCCTGCTGGTGAGACAACACCATATTCACAAGTGGAGGTGATAGATCCCCGTGACTTAGTCGGCGCGAAGATTAGTCCAACGCCTGCTGATTTAACGCGCGCTGGCAGTTTTTACGAAGGTATAGACGCTGCAGGCACTACTCGGCGAACACCGTTCTTAGGTGGACCTCTGTTCCCTCTACAGCAGGCTTATAGAGATGCTGACGTTGCTTGGATGGTAGACAGTAAGTCAAAGGGGCAAACTAAGCTTAATAAAGATTCTGATTTTGTGGCGGTGACTGCAATGTCGCCAAAAGCCCATCAATCTAATGCCACGGTTGCTGATGCCTATATGGGTACATTAGAAGCGTATATTAAAGATGGTCGATTGCCTGAAGAAAGTATTGACCAGCTTAATAAAGTGGTAACTGAATTTGGCAAAAATACTGTAGATCCAGAGCTGCAAAGATTAAAAAACTTCGTTGGGTTTGATAGCCCATATTTCAATGAGTACATGCGAGGGTTAACTTTTCCTCAGCGAGAGGCTATCTCTAAGCTTATGACTGCGCCTAAAGTGCGTGACATTGGCGGTCCGAATTTTCAAAGAATTTTAGATAGCTCCATTCAGCCTGAGTTTGCAGGTAGTAATTTAGGCGACACGCTATTGTTGTTAGAGCTTAATAAAAAGGCTGGCCTTTTAGACGTAAACGAGTTGGGATTACCAGAGCATCCATCGTATAGTGTTGGCTTGCCAGGGCGGGTTGTTGGTCGATTTGAGAACCCAATGTCTCGCGGCTTACTTTTTTCTGACTTTGAAGCTGAATATTCTAACAGGCCGACAATTATGCGCTCGGATGGCACGCCAGACCCAGCACAAATGGCTTATGCATTTTCACGCGCATTGCCTACAACGGAAATTACGCCAGAGGGTGCGAGAAATATGCAAGAGGCAATGCAGTATTACAGCATTGAGCAACCATTGCAGGCTCAATTAATAGATCAAGCGTTGCAAAGTAACTGGAAAACGTCATTAAAACCATATGCGCAAGGAAAGGGCGAGGGAATATCGCCAATTGAGTATCAGCGCGCTTTAGAAAGAAATCCATCTTATCCCACGCTTGAGCCTTACACGGCGCAAGAAATCGCAAAGGGCGCGCGCGAAGGGAATTTTGAGGTTTTGCAATTAGGTCGCTCTGACATTTATTTTGGGTTAAAGAAAAATCCTGATTATACATGGATGAATGATGGCAAACCTGTGCCGGGCCTAAGTGATAATGAGGTCGATCTTGTTGGTGTTGTTAGCAACGAAATTGGTGCCAAGGGCGTAGCTTCTCCTGCAATTATGGGTAAGGCTATTGAAGAGGGTGCTTCTGTTCTTAACGCATTTGCAGTGCCTAGTGAGCGATACCCAGAAGGATTTTTGCCAAATGTGTATGGTGGGTATGGATTTGAGGAAATAAAACGTATACCATTTAGTAAGGAATTTTACATTGAAGAGCGTGGCGAAGCTGCTTACAGAGATCTTTTGCGTCAATGGCGTTCAGAAGGTTGGGATGAAAGCCAAGGCTTTCCAGACGTTGTTTTGATGAAATGGAGTGGCACAGATGAGCAAAGAGCAAACGCAAGCCAGCGAGTTTTTGACAAGGGTTTTGCAGGTTTTGGGTCAGGAGAAGACCTCGGCCCTCTCAGATCGGCAGGACAAAATCTTGAGTCAAGCGTTGAGGCGTCTTCTAAATCGCAAGTCGTCCAGTCAGATAACAGACGCCGAGATACTGGGGCAGTACGATCTGGTAGTGGATCATCTAAGTCCCAAGGCATACGAAGTGCGGTAGAAGAGCTTAGAAGCCTATCACCATTACAACGAAAAAATTTAGGTCTGCTTTCTTTTGATTATTAAGTAGGGCTGCTTGGCGTTTATTAACACCCGCCCCACCCTTCCCTCAAATTCTGTGTTTCACGCCTGCTGTGGTATTTTGACTGTGTAAAGCAGGAGTGCACAAATGGCGATTACAACTTATGCCGAGCTGCAGACGGCGATTGGCGACTGGCTGAACCGGGCAGACTTGGATCAGAAAATACCCGATTTTATTCGGCTGGCTGAATCGACGTTGAACGATGTTCTGCGTCAAGCTGATATGATTACACAATCAACTGGCGTGACTATCACAAGCGGTCGGGCAACTTTGCCAGCGGATGCGCTTGAGGTCGTTTATGCGCAGGTAGGCAGCACAGAAGATGAGCCACTGGAGCAAATCTCTCCGCAGCAGCTCACTATGCTGCGCCGGACCAGAACACGCGATGCGGCTAATCCCAGGTTCTTTGCAATTATTGGGCGCCAGATTGTCGTGACCCCTACCCCATCCAGCGGCACCTTGGATATTGACTATTACCAGCGCATTCCTGCGTTGACGACATCCAACACGACCAACTGGCTCCTAGACGATGCACCGCATGTTTACTTGTACACAAGCTTGCTGCACGCGACCCCGTTCTTAATGGATGACGCGCGGTATCAAGTATTCCAAAACACGGTGTCTCAGCAGGTTATGGCGAGCGTCAAGTCTCAGCAAACGCTGAGCTTGGATGATGTAAAGTCTGCTGGTTTTAGTCTTTCAACGCCTTCTGATCTCGCGGCGGCTGCAATGGACGCTAAGGCTGCGGTCAACAATGCTGCCAACAATATGTGAGACGTGAATGCCGAGCACATATCTAGAGCTTAAAGACGCAGTTTTGGCTTTTTCGAACAGCCAGGTCATTGAGCAAAGCATCGATACGTTCATAGATTTGTGTGAGGCCGATATGTCTCGGCGCATCCGGCATTGGCGCATGGAAAAGCGCTCCACGGCAAACCTGGACACGCAGTACACCTCATTGCCGACTGACTTTTACGAACCAGTCCGCCTGAGTATTACGAGCGGTGACACGTATGTTTTGGAAGCGGCTGACACTCAGATGATCGCCAAGGAGCGTCAGCGTATTTCGAACGCTACGAATAGACCCCGGTTGTTTTCTATTGTTGATGGCACAATTGAGGTTTGGCCCTCGCCGGATGCAGCGTACACATTGGAGATGATCTATGTGTCAAAGATTGACGCATTGTCATCCGTCAATACGAGTAACTGGGTTTTACAGTATTTCCCCGACACATACCTGTACGGCACTTTGCTTCATGCCGCACCATTCTTGGGGGAAGATCAGCGATTACCTGTGTGGTCTTCGCTCTATGACAAAGCAGTAGAAGCAATCAATCAAGACAATGAAAACGCCAAGTTTGGCAGTGCCAGCTTGCGGTTGAAAATAAGGAGCTATTGAACATGGCAAGTTTAGGTGATCGCGTAATGGATGCTGGCCTCAGCACCCTTGATACAGAGGCCAACAAAATAACGGTAACAAGTCAGGAAGCTACGACTTACACAGAGGGTAATTCCACATATGCCCTTGGGTCTAGTACATCATTGTCAATCGGCGCACCCGCTAATCGTTCTGGTGGTGGTCGTGAGGTGACGGTCGCAGCAATTTCTGATGGCAGCATCAGCGGTACGGGTACAGCAACGCATTATGCAATTCTGGACACAACAAACTCAAGGCTGCTTGCGACTGGTAGTTTATCGGCGTCTCAGTCTGTGACTAACGGAAACTCATTCACCCTAGCATCTTTCAAGATCGGCATTCCAGATCCTGCTTAAAAATTAATAACTTAGGAGGGTTATGGGATGGCGCTTGTTGTTGCTGATCGTGTCAAAGAGACTACCACCACCACAGGGACAGGAACCTATACTCTGGCGGGAGCCGTAGATGGGTTTCAGTCCTTTGCGGCGATAGGTGATGGTAATACGACTTATTATGCTTGTACGGATGGTACGGACTATGAGGTCGGCATCGGCACGTTCACCCTGTCTGGGACCACTCTTGCGCGTACTACGATCATTGAAAGCTCCAACAGTGACGCCGCTGTAAACTGGGGCGCTGGCGAAAAGGACATCTTTGTTACTTTGCCAGCGTCAAAAGCTTTGGTGCAAGACGCGAGTGATGACGTTACCCTTGCCGATAATGAAAAATTAATTTTTGGCACGGGGTCTGACCTACAGATTCACCATAATGGAACTCATAGTTACATTGATGAAGTTGGCACTGGAAGCCTTTTTCTCCGAACTGACGGAAATGCTGTAATAATAAGCGACGAAACAGGAACAAAGGTCAGCGGAAGATTTTTCCCAGATACGCTGGCAGACTTGTATTATAACGGTTCCCAAAAATTTAAGACAGAAAGTACAGGCGTTCGGGTGTACGGCAATATCGTTGTCTCAGGCACCGTTGATGGTCGTGATGTAGCAACAGACGGGACAAAGCTGGATGGCATTGAAGCAAATGCTACGGCTGATCAAACCGCCAGTGAAATTGAAGCGATTGTAAACCATGACAATCTTCAAGGGTTTGTAAGTAACGAACATATTGATTGGACCGCCTCCGGTGCTGGCACAATTCACGCAACGAATATTCCGGTCGTTGCACTTACCACCGTTCAGACCGCTGCAAACCAGACCGCGCATTTGGCGCTCACCGCGCAAGAGGGTGACATCGTTGTCCGCAGCGACGAAAACAAGTCATACGTCCACAACGGCGGCACGGCTGGGACGATGGCTGACTATACGGAGCTTTTGACGCCAACGGACGCTGTATTGTCAGTCAACGGTCAGACAGGCGCTGTTACAATTTCCAACGCCACAACCTCTTCCGCTGGTCTTATGTCGTCTACCGACAAATCAAAATTAGATGGGATCGAAGCAAGTGCGGATGTAACAGACGCAACTAATGTTCAGGCGGCTGGCGCACTTATGGACAGTGAGGTTACAAACCTTGCACAAGTCAAAGCCTTTAGCAGTGCCGATTATGCTACCGCCGCTCAAGGCACTACGGCAGACAATGCACTACCTAAAGCTGGTGGGCAGATGACAGGTAATATTACCATGTCGGGCGCTCAGACTGTTGATGGCAGGGACTTGTCTGTTGATGGGTCTAAATTAGATGGTATTGAAGCTGGTGCTACTGCTGACCAAACAGCGTCTGAAATTCTTACTGCTATCAAGACTGTGGACGGTTCAGGCTCTGGCCTAGATGCTGACTTGCTTGATGGGGTGCAAGGTTCTAGCTTCTTGCGTAGTGATACTAGTGATACTATGTCTGGTTCGCTTGAGATTAGTTCAGGTACAAGTCAGCCAATAAAGCTGACTACATCTAGTGCCGCTCCGTGGGCTATAGATTTATATCGTTCAGATACACCTAAGTCTAGTAAAGTATATAACGACGGAACATCATGGAACTTCGAACATAACCCATCAGTAGGCGGTAACTTTATATGGCACTCAGGTAATGACGGTTCTGGTTCTGGTTTAGATGCTGACACCGTTGATGGTCAACATGCGTCTGCATTCCTTACTAGTGTGGCGAGTGCATGGCCTGTCGGTTCGATCTTCATGTCTACCGTTTCCACTAACCCATCTACACTGCTGGGCTTTGGCACTTGGGTTGAGTTTGGTGCGGGTCGGGTGCCTGTAGGTCAGAATACTGGTGACGCTTCGTTTGACACGCTGGAAGAAACAGGTGGAAGCAAAAATGCTACCCTTGTCTCTCACACGCATACCACTGCCGATAGCCGTCTCTCTGCCTCAAACGCTATTAACTGGGTGACTGGCGGCGCCACTAGCATAAATATCGCTCGCTCTGGCACCTCTGCTTACATGCAAGTAGGCGACCCTCCTCCTGGGAGTTATCGAACCCAAATGCGTTTTACTACAACGGAAGATACTATTACTTCCTCAACCGCAGGGTCATCGTCTACGAATGCAAACTTACAGCCTTACATTGTGGTTAAAATGTGGAAGAGGACGGCTTAATGTTTTTTAACAAAAATAAGCCTCTCTATCTTGATTGTTACACCTCTGATCGAAGGGTCTATGAATACTCAAAGATAGCGCGGGGCAAGGAGTTTTATCCTGAGTGGTGGAAACAATTAAAGCATACAAGCAGTGAAGGCACCACGGCTAAGAAATGCTTTGCCATACATAGCCTTTATAATAATTCAATTGTTATTCCTATGTGGACTGACACGCAGTTTGTTTTTGGTGAAAATAAAGATGAACTCGCCATTGATACTGTAATGAAGGATTGTTTCGTCCATCATGTAAAAGAAGAACAGCGCAAAGGATTTAGGCCAGAGAATGATTGGGCGCACATTTCGTTTTCGGCTCCTTGGGCTATTAGGTGCAGTGAAGATATAAACTTTGTTTTTATGGAAGATGGGTACAGTAACCCTATTCCTGAAGCATATCATCTTCCATCTGGCGTCTTGGAATTTAAGTACCAAAGCGCACTGCAGCTAAATTTTATGGTCAACACCAATCTTTCAACGAGGAAAAATTTTAGCATACCGCACAATCGACCAATGGTTCATCTTCTTCCCATGACGGAGAGGGAAGTGATTTTACGTAATCATTATGTGTCTAAAGATAGGTTTTGTGAGATTGAAACGGTTTTCCCATACGCACGAAATAACAGATATGCGAAAAGCAAGAAGCACAAGAAAGAGCAAGAAGAAAGCAAAGGATTTTTGCGCAAAGCGTTTGGTAGGTAGGAAGTTGAAAAATGATTAAAGATTTACCCGAAGATCAAGACACAAGCGATTGGACGTATGATCAGAAACGTGCGGCAAGTTACCCAAGCGTCAATGATTACATGGATGCCATTGTTAAGGGCGATGAAGCGGCTGTGCAAAAATACAAAGAAGAATGTTTAGCTGTTAAGGCTATGTATCCAAAACCGGAGTAACGACATGTCGAACTTCATAGGTGTATATGCCAACATTGCATCCCCAGATTACTGTGATCGTATGATTAATGAGTTTGAAGAGTTAGTCATGTCAGGTTCTGGCAATTGCTTTGGTGAAGAGCAAAGCGCGGGTACATGGGAAAGAAAAGACATTAATCGTTTTTTTGAAAGAGATGCGCCGGAGCTTACAAAAGAAACAAATAAGATTTTAGATTTCGGCTTGAATTTGTACAAGGAAGAATACCCCGCGCTTTCTATGCGTAATATTTATTCTAATATGTGCAAAGTGCAAAAAACCTTTCCAAAAGGCGGCTTTCATGTGTGGCATTCTGAACAGGGTTCGCACGAAAGTGCGGCTGCAAGATGCCTGGCTTGGATGATTTATTTAAATGACACCCCCGATGGTGAAGGAACCACTGAGTTTTTAGAGCAAGGTGTAAGATTACAGCCCAAAAGAGGTACTGTTGTTTTCTTCCCTGCTTCGTGGACCCACACGCACAGAGGAAATCCCACATACACAGATGTCAAATATATAGCTACCGGATGGTACTATTTAGCTTAGGTGAAAGAAATAAGTAAATGTTTGGCTTTGCCCCGATAGCTTCTGCCCCACTAGCCGACACAGGCAGTGTAACATATCAATTAACGGCGTCTGCTGTCACTACGGGTGCGCCAAGCGTAGCCAGCGTTACACTTGCGCAAACACATGCTCTTACAAGTACAGCAATCACGACAGGCAACCCATCTGTCGCATCAACGGCAATCACGCAGACCCACGCACTAGGTGCGAGCGGCGTCACGACAGGATCACCCATTGTCAATGACTGTACAATGAGTGAGGACGAAACATTTAGTACAAGTAGTCTTGAGACACAAAGCCCCGTCCTTGGCTCTCCAGCAATCACTCAGGAACACACGCTTACAGCGACAGCAATTACAGCGGGTGCGCCGGTTTTAGACGAGCCACAAGCCTTTACAAATCACCCGCTGAGTGCAAACGATGTTACAACACAAGCGCCTGTTGTTGATAGCTCTGACATAGATCAAACGCATGTCTTAACGGGTAATGATCTTAGCGGCGGAACCCCTGTCACTGACGCGCCAGGCATCACACAGACGCATGTTCTTGGCTCAAACGACATTTCCGGAAGTGCGCCTGTTGTCGATAATTGCAGTATGTCTGAGCAAGAGACGTTTGCCGCTTCTGATCTTAACGCTGGTCAGCCAAGTGTCGCGTCTACCTCAATTACGCAAGACCACGCCCTGACAGGATCAGACATAGCCGCACAATCGCCAGAGTTAGCTTCCACTCAAATTACTCAGACCCACGTTCTTGGCGCGTCTGATATATTTGCTGGTGCTCCGATTGTTGCAGATTGTAACATGAGTGAAAGAGAGACGTTTACAACGGCAGATTTCACGTCTGGAGAGCCTTCCGTTGATAACGCGCAGTTTTTACAAGAACATATTTTAAGTGGAGATGGGTTTGCCGCTGATGTTCCTGTTGTTGCCTCAACAAGCATTGTACAAACACACGTTTTCTCAACCTCTGGCGTTACGGCTGGCGCAGCGGAAATTCAAAGCCCAGCAATAAATCAAACGCATGTTTTGGCTCCGACCGGCTTTGTGTCGGGTGGTCCTGTCGTTGGCTCCCCTGCAATTGTGCAGACTCATATTTTTGCAGCGAATGACCTGACAGGTGCAGTGCCTGTGGCGGGTCAGCCTGCAATAACTCAAGAACACGTTCTTGGCGCTGACAATGTTCTGGCTGGCGTTATGGTCCTTGATAGGCTGGTCAGGTTTGTCTGGGAAGAGCAATCGGTAAGCGCTGAAACTTGGGTGGAAGCTGCTTGATGTGATAATGTTTTCTTAAAGGAGAACACTATGGCAATTACAATTTCTCGCCCGACAATCGGTGCATCAACTGACTCATGGGGGACCATCCTTAATAGCGGCCTTCAAGCCATTGAAAGCACGTTAAACGGCACTGGGACAGGTAAAGTTACAGTCGCTCCCGACCTATCCACTCTGACGATAAACGGTACAAATGTTACATCAACGGCTGCTGAATTAAATATTTTACATCAGTGCACGGCAAGCACGGCTGAATTAAACAAGCTGAATGGGGTCACGGCAACTACTAATGATTTAAATATTTTAGATGGAGTAACAGCCACCACGGATGAAGTAAACTTAGTTGCTGGAGCTACAGCTAACACGGTAGTCAATTCAAAAGCTGTTGTTTATGGGTCGTCTGGTGAAATAGCCAGCGGCGCTTTAACTTCTTCAAGCTCAGTAACTGGAACCAGTTTTGAAATTGGCCTTTGGAAAATCTACGTTTCTGGAACTGATTTAAAGTTTCAATACAACAGTGTTGACGTGTTTAAACTGTCAACAACTGGTTCTTTGACTGTTGAGGGTGATATTACAGCGTTTGGAAGTGCATAATGACTTTACAATCAACTGGGGCTATCAGTTTAAATCAAATAAACATTGAGGCTCACGGCAGTCAAGTTTCTGGAACGCAGATTAACCTAAATGATGTAGACATTAGAGAGCTTCTCTACCCAACGAAGGCGTCTCAAGCGGCCTCATCCTTCAGTGAGTTTTATGGAGCACAAGAGTATAACACTGCCTACAATTATGCGGGTGGCTCATTGGCCTCTGGAACAGGGACACTGCATTACACTATGGGCATTGACAGCACATATACAACGACAAGCAGAACAATCTGGGTGGGTTTTGTCAGTTCTACTGATAATGAAAATATTGACATGATCATTTCAGGATCTTCTTCAGGATTACGTTGCAAAGTAGATCTTATAAGACCTTCACCGTATGTAAGATCTGGGAGTAACGGCACTGCTGGAAAAATGTTTAAGGACACAAGCGTAAGCACATCTGGTGAGATTTGTTTTGAAGGGTCAACTGGAAGTTCTGGCTATCCTTGGGGTTCGACAAGCACTCGCTGGCCTATACGCATAATGGCAGATGCTGGTATTACTTTCACTTCCAATGCTTCTACTCGTAATTGGAATTTTTATAATACAACCAGATATACAGGTGTGTCAGTAGCTCATTTTGGAAGAGCCTTTGACCAAGGGGTACAAGGATGACGTATATACCCTTAGATATACCCGCTGGCTTCTACCGAAACGGCACCGATTTAGAGCAAGCAAACCGTTGGCGAGATGGGTCACTGGTGCGGTGGCGGGATGGCAGCTTGCGTCCTGTTAAGGGGTGGGTATCCAGAAAGACTTCATACAGCACCAATACAATTCGCGGTATGCACGCTTGGGAAAGTTTAAACGGCTCAACTTACTTGGCTGGCGGTTCATATAATGAACTTAAAGTAATGGTAGGTTCTAACACGCTTTACGACATTACACCCTCTGATTTAACCGCTGGCATTGAACGGGCCACTGTTATTACGGGTTATGGGTATGGCGACTACGGCGTGGATGACTACGGCGTGGCGCGGCAGAATTACGGCAATTATTCAGAGGCAACAACATGGAGCCTAGACAACTGGGGGGAATATCTTGTTGCATGCTCCTGCAAGGTCGGTGGCGCTGGCGATGGGCGGCTTTTGGAGTGGCAGCTTGGCTCCGCGTCCGATGCGGCGGTTATTAGCAATGCACCAACGAATAACTTGGGATTAATTGTGACAGAAGAGCGCTTTCTGTTTGCGCTTGGTGCTGGTGGAAATAGTCGAAAGATCGCTTGGTGTGACCAAGAAAATAACAGTGTATGGACACCAGCGGCTACTAATCAAGCGGGGGATATTGAGCTGCAAACGTCAGGGCAGATCATGTGCGCGGTCAGAACAAGAGGTCAGACCTTAATTATTACAGACATCGACTGTCATGCAGCAAGATACGTGGGGCCACCCTTTGTTTTCGGATTTGAGCGGGTTGGTACATCATGCGGGGCAGCATCACGTAAGGCGGCTATTGATGTTGATGCGGGTGTATTTTGGATGGGGCAAAGGGGGTTTTTCACCTTTGCGGGAAACACTGTCCAGCAAATTCCTTGCGCCGTTCACGATTATGTTTTTGACGATTTTAATAGGGAGCAACAATCGCAGGTCTGGGCGTGGGCAAACACAGAATATGGTGAAGTCTGGTGGTTTTATCCAAGCTCCGGCAGTCAAGAAGTCGATAGATATGTAGCCTTCAATTACAATGAAAATTATTGGACGATTGGTGAGCTGAGTAGAACGTCAGGCGTTGCTCGCGGCGTGTTTAAGTATCCTCTAATGATTGCTACAAACAAGACTGTGTATGAGCATGAATTAGGTTTCAGTTATGATAGCGCCACTGTTTTCGCAGAAACGGGTCCAGTTAGTCTTGGAAATGGTGATCAGACAATGCACGTTATGCAACTTGTTCCAGACGAAAAAACGCAGGGTGATGTGAGTGTGAAATTCAAAACCCGCTTCTACCCCAATGACACTGAAACAACGCACGGTCCATATACTCCAGCCAACCCAACAGGTGTCCGGTTCGCTGGTCGTCAATTTCGTATGCGGATTGAAGGCTCAGAAAACACTGATTGGCGTGTGGGCAATATGAGAGTTGACGCAGTTCCAGCGGGTAGACGCTAATGCCTGTACCCAGCGTTCCTCAAATCGGTCCTGATTTAACACAGTGGGGTCGGCAGTTATCTTTATATTTGCAGCGCAACTTGGCAAAGCTGGCTTTTAAAACAGACGACGACAACCCGTCTGATGATGGTTCAATTTTCTGGGACCGCGAAAATAAATACATGGTTGTCAGCCTAGACAACGCCTTTCGGCAGGTCGCAACTAGGCAAGCAACGCCTTCAGCGAATACGGGCAGCGCGGGTGACGTGGCAGGTATGGTGGCCTGGGACACCGCATACATTTACGTCTGCACAGGCACTTACGATGGAACAACGGCAATATGGAAACGAGTAGCGCTTACAACCTGGTAGACATGGAGCTACAGCGATGCAGGCCGTGGATTGAGGCCGCGCTGGGGTATTCCGGCAACACGCATAACTTCGAAGACATCGTGTGCGGCGTGAAAGCAGGGACTATGCAGCTCTGGCCTGCCCTCCATTCGTGCCTTGTGACAGAGATTGTGATATACCCTAGGAAAAAGCTGCTGAACATATTTTTAGCAGGCGGCGAATTAAATGAGATTATGGGCATGCAGGCAGACGTAGAGAAATGGGCAATCAGAGAGGGCTGCGATGGCGGCATGATCTCAGGTCGCCGGGGCTGGGAGCGACCGCTGAAAAAGTTTGGTTGGAAATTCCAGCATGTCTACTACACGAAGGAGATTGAAAATTGAGCGGTGGGTCTAAAAGCACGCAGAAAAATCTGCCCAAATTCTATGAGCAAGATTTACAGCAAGGCATGGACTTTGCGCAGGATGTGGCAGCGGTTGGCTATACACCTTATTACGGCCCTGACGTGGCTGCGTTTTCGCCCATGCAAAATGCCTCGTTTGATTCAACAAACATGATGGCTGGCGCTTTCAATATGCCCACTGCAGACCCCGCAAATTACATGCCGGAGCCAACAACCTTTGCAAACGGCATCCAAGGATATAGCAGCGCACCTCTCTATGGCGAGGCGGTTGACGCGTTGGCTGCAAACAGGCCGGGTCAGAAAAATTACATAGACAGTTTTTTTGTTGATCCAGTGACGGGCGCACCAGGGGCAAATCAGCCGAGCGTTCAACCCGTTAATTACGAAATGACAGCGAAAAGGGGTAAGTAATGGCTGGCGGCGCAAATCCAAACAACGTAACACCCCCTGCTAATGTAAACCCGTTTAACGCCGCAGCGATGGCTCAAGGCGCGGCGATGGACAGAGTGGGGCAAGGCCTTACCGCTACTGCAGCGAATGGCATGTCTAACTACACAAATCCCTATGAGACGCAAGTTGTTGAGGCAACGCTGCGTGATGTAGGCAATCAGGCACAAATGGGTATGAATAACCTAGCAGCGCAGGCGCAGCAGGCTAAGGCTTTCGGTGGATCTCGGCATGGGGTCGCTATGGGCGAGCTGGGAAAATCTTTTAATCAGCAGGCACTAGATCAGGCAGCGCGTTTGCGGCAGCAGGGATTTACTACAGCGCTCGGTGCGTCACAAGCTGACATGGCAACGCAGCTTGGCGCTGCAGGTCAACTGGCGGGACTTGGTCAACAGTCGTTTAATTATGGCAAGGACATACAAAACCAGCAGATGGTTCAAGGTGCTCTGCAGCAACAGCTCAGCCAGGCTCTGATCGACGCAGCTAAAGGTCAATACGCTGGCTACACTGGCGCTCCCAACAATGCGCTGCAGCAGATCGTATCTGCGCTCGCGGGTGCGCCAAGCAGCGCAGGCCAATTGGCTGGCGAAACAGAGAAGTACAACCCCGGTTTATTTAGTTACCTCCAAGTGGCAGCAAGTTTGTAATGACTTTTGATGAGTTCCTCAAATATATAAAACTTGGAGAAAATCCGACAGGTAGTTACGACACCCTGTTCAACAACTCGCAAGTACAAGGAAAGCCTTTCGAGGGAACCAATGTCAGCCAAATGACATTGGATCAGCTTTATCAATTTAGTGATCCCAAGGGGCCATATGGTCAATATGTTAAAGGCATAAACCCCGAAAACAGAGTAGCGACCCCAATGGGCTACTTCCAGATTGTCGGAGACACTTTGCGGGATTTTGCAGGTCAGCTCAATCTACCTGGCGACACAGTTTTTAGCAAAGACGTTCAGCAACAGCTCGCGCGCGCAATTTATGACAAGCAAGGGCAAGGTGCATGGCCTGGCGCCGTAAAAGCTATGAACAGAGAGCGCGAGAAAAATCAAGGTCCAGCGCCATTGAGCGGCCTAAAGCCGGGCATATTAAGCGAGGGTAATCAGATGGAGCCAAATACTCAGGCACAATCGAGAGGCGGTTTATTGCAAAGCATATTTGGAGGTGGTGGGCCACGCACGATAGAAGACGAGCAAGCCCGTTTGCGGCGCCTGCAGTTTGCGCAAAGCTTAAACGCATTGGTGCACCCCGAAATGCGGATCGACAACACCGCAGCAATTCGGAGCCAAGAGGAGCTGATTAATCGCAATCGGTCAATTGAATACTTA